TGCAAGGCCTGTGGCCTTGCACCTCTCTTTTGACGCGGCGTTCGCGATAGAACGATCCAACCTGGAAACACATTGGAAATTGGGATTTAGCCATATGGCTGCTTCTCATAGTACGTGTGATTTCCGTCATGAGCTGTTTCATTGAAACTGTTTGTGGGTTTGGAATTTGATTTGTTTTGTTTATAAACCTTTGTATTAATATTTATTAACACTTGTGAGGATTATTTTTAGATGTGTTGTAAGCATATCGTTAGCCCCCGTGAGGGGGACTCTTATGGCTTGACCTTTGGGCGTCACCATTTGGGATAAGGGTGTGAAATCCCCTAGCATTGGTGTGTTTATAGCAGTTTAAGAATATCAATCTTGAGTTTTAATAATTAGGTGGTGGTGCTGTCACTTTAAATTCAGTTCTACTTTTCCGCGTTATGTTGTAAACGTGGCGGCTTGATCGCTGGAAGATCGGTTATATTTGTAGGCTCATACCTAAGGAACCTGCCCTGCTTGGAAGCCGTCTATTTCGGGGCGTTAAAAGACGAACGTTGGAAACAACTTTTATAATGGCTACAAACAACGAATTTACGAATGTGCTTACTCAAAGCGAATTATCTGCGTTAGTTCAATATGAAGGTGATAAAATAATTGTACAAGGTGAATTTCAAATGGAAGAACAATTGGTTAGTAAAATTGGAGCTATGTTGCCGATAATTGGCAATGTGGCTAAATCTTTATTTCCATCACCTGGTATTAAGGACACACCTCATGTTGTGTCTTCTGTTGCTGGTGATTATTCAACTTGTAATCTTCCTAAGGAAGTGGCTAGTTTAGCGTTACGTGATGATGATGAGGTAAAAGAACAATCGGACTTAATGTCTAGTACTTTTAGTGAAAGTATGAGATTATTGAGTATACCTGAAAGAGCTAAAATTCCCACTCGTATAGCAGTGGTATCTTGGAATACTACTGCTACAGGTGGTTCTTTATTAGCTAGTTTTAGTGTGGATCCTATGAACACTTACCCATTAGGAGGGTTAGTTGTTGATAATACTCCTTTATCTTATTTTGGGTATTTATATAATTATTGGCGTGGTGGATTACGTTTTACTGTGGAATGTATGTCTACGCGATTCCACCAAGGTCAATTATATGTGGCCTTTAATCCGAATATGAGTACTATGACTTTTAGTCAGGCAAGAAATTGTACTTCAGCAACTCTTGATTTAGGGTTTAATAATAGAACTTCTTTAGATGTGCCGTATGTTTCTAGTGCTGATTATTTAGATGTACGTGCACATAGTAATATTATTCCAAGTATAACTCAGAGTTTAGGTATATTTAATGTTTTTATTCAGAATGCATTAGCCGTTAATGGGTCTGTTGCTTCTAGTATCGATGTTAATATTTATATTTCGGCTCTTGATGATTTTGAATTTAAAGTTCCTAGACAAGCTCCAGCTGGAGTTCAATTTTATTTAAATGGATCTTTTCAGATGAATGAGGAAGTTGTTAAAACTAATGTTAAGGAAACTGAGCATAAGCTTCCTCAACAAGGTTTAACTGCTTCGAATTTATCTAATGCTGCGATATCTGCCAATGTTGTCACTGCTGATTCACAGAATATTCTAACTCGAGAATATCTTATTTCAGCAGCTCAACCGTTTGCTACTTCGAATAGTATATTTGATACAATTTCAGCCTTATCATTGCCATCTGCACTATTTGCTTCTGATGTGGCCACTTTTGGTTTACGTGACTATCATGAATTTTTTAGGATGGATATGAAGGCAACTTTACGTATTAATCCTACGTTATTCCATCAAGGTGCTCTTTTACTAGTTTGGATACCTTTGGAACTGGGATTAGTTGATACTAATTATATTGGGTCTAATTCGTTGACTCAATTACCACATGCTATATTAAATGTGGCTTCTGAAACTTCGGTTTCAATTGATGTCCCATTTTCAGCGATGTCGCGTATGTTACGAACGGGGCAAACTAATTATGGGATACTTAAAGTTATAGTTTGGAATAAATTGCAAGCTACAGCTAGTGCTTCGCAAACTCTTAATTTTTCGATTTGGTTACAAGCGCTTAATCCACACATTGCTGTTAAGAAGAAGGTTGGTGGTTTAGTTATGGGAGCGTTTCAGATGGAGGAAGTTTCTGATACTGCTAAGGAGATTAGTACTCAACAAGTAGCTTATAAATCTGCTACTCGTCCACAGAATGGTTATTTGAAACAAGAGCATGATAATGTGTTGTTTTTACTGCGAAGGCCAAATTTTGCTGGCGCTACTCACTTAGCAGATACGACTGATTCTTCATTATTTGAATATGGTGTTTTTTATCAAATACCAGCTTTTATGGGTAGGGAACATATGATTGTACTGGCTACTTATTTAGCTGCTAATGGTGGAAATAGATTTCATGTTTCCACAGACACTGGTGTAAGTCTACATGTCACAGGATTTAGTACTCCTGATTGGTCGAAAGAACTTGTACCTGTGCCTACTACCACTGGTATCACTTTTTTACATATTAATTTATCCACTACGTTTAGTGGAGCTACACAGTGGTCAGTGGCTAAGGAGCAGCAACATGTATTAGAAATACCATATTATCGTCGCTATCCAATGGTGGCTTATGCTTTTGGTCAGGCGACTGGTGGGAATTATAAAACTGGTTGGCCTCAATTAAATATTGGCTTTTCCATTGCCAATAATCCAGGAGATCCTACACCTGCTATTTCGACTTATAGATCATATTTATGGCATAGTGTTGCTGATGATTTTATGGTCTATTTTCCTATTACGCTTGGGCCAACTACTATTCCAGCAGTTGGTACGTTTCAAGGTAAGGAAGTGGAAAGTTCATTTGTTAAGGATTTAACATGTGAGGGGGTTGAGGCTAACCCTGGTCCAGAGCTTAGTAAATTTCAAATGTTTGATGATGAACGTAGGAAATTTACTGAATGTATCAATGGTGTGAATAAGTTAACTAATGGAGTTAACAACGCTATTGAGGCTGGAGTATTTCAGAATTTAGAATCATTATTGACTTCTTTAAGAAATGGAGCTAATGCTATTGCTGATAGCTCCTTTGTTTCGATATTCTCATATTTGGAGAAAACCTTGCGGTTTGCTTTAGATAGTATAACGAAAGTATATTCCATTTTTTGTGGTGGAGTAGGGTCGATTATGGCCCAGGCATCATTATTATTAGATTTTACGTGTAACTACGGGAAGGAATTTATGAACCAACTTAACAAATTTGTTTCATCCCGTAATTCATTTCAAGGTTGTGATAATAAGTATGCCGTTCCTTTACTTAGTACTATGTGTGTGGCACTGTTTGGAAAAGTGTGTTGTTCTGATGTGTTTCGTAGTTTTAAATCTGGTGTCGATTATTTGATGACCCGTGCTTTTCGAGAAGAAGTTACGAGTAAAGTGACTAATATTTGGAATGAAAGGAATAGCTTTGCAGGCGCTTTATGCAATATTGTGATGTATTTCATAGAAGTTATTTTTGAAGGAACGGGTCTTGGTTCTGATTACTTACAAATTTCGAAGCAAGAATTAAGTTGCTTTATTCAAGAAGTTAATGAGTGTCATATGGTTAATATGTTTACACCGCAGACTATAATGAATGTTGCCACACGTGCTAAACTTACTGGTCTAGTTGAGCGTGCTGTGAGAATTAAGAAGTTTAGTGGGTTGAATGTTAGAGTTCAGCCAGAGGCCATAAAATGTTCAGATATTGTAATGAAGTGGTCTCTGATGGCAAGTAAAGTTGAATATGTGTCACGTACTCCTCCTGTTGGTATCGCCTTAGTTGGTGATAGTAAGGTAGGTAAGTCTTTTTTGGCAGGTCAAATTTTAGCTGGAAGTTTATTATGTGAACTTGGTCTAGCTAATGATATGTATGAAGCGCAACAACAGGTGTGGTCTAAACCGACTGGCCCTGATGCCAATTTTTATGATGGTTATCGACAACAATTAATCGCATATATTGACGATTTTTTGAAGACTGTTGAGGCCAAGGATGCAGAGGAAGCGATCAATATGATTTCTTCTACTTCTTATATTCCAAATATGGCAGCATTGGAGGATAAAGGTACGTATTTTAAGTCCAAGTTTGTGGCAGTATCATCTAATACGAGAGACTTTTCTTCTGTTCATGGTTTGACTTTTCCTGCTGCTTTGTGTACTCGATTTGAAGATCATGCTGTATTAGTTACGTCAATGTGTGATGCTCCAGTGGCAAAGTTTTGTAGTTTACTCCATGCACTACCTAAGCCCGTTTTACGGGAGGATGTTAATAGTGCGGTTGATAAAGTTTGGACTTTTCAAAGGATTAAAGTGAATAGAGGGCAAGTATGTGAGCGTATTTCGTGGTCTACTTTTATAGGTGGAATAGCTAATGATTATAGAGATAAAGCTTTACATTATGATGGTTTTAAATCTGTGTTGAGTGGAGTTTGTCAAGGGGATGATTTCTGTAAAGAGTTGTTCTTTGATGCTCTTGAGCCTGATGCTACATGGTATGATGAAGTTTCACGTATTGTGTGGAACGTACATCAGAGTATATTGAATAAGGATTTGGATGAAGATTCTATATACACAGGTTTAACTTGGCGAGAAAGTCATTTAGATGACATTGTCAGATTAGACCCTAAGATTTCTAAATCAACTAGTTTTGATATGTATAATTGTAGTGAGTGGGATAAATTTACGGGATGTGGTCCCGTGGTTGCTCTTCAAGCTATTTATGCATCTTTAGAACCAGTTCGGAGTTGGTCTGGTATTATTAAGTGTTGTGTAGGTATAGTAGGAGTGGGTGGTATTTTAACAGCTTTATATTATGGTATAAAGATGTTTGTTAAAGGACTGTCCGGTCTTATGCAAGGAACACAATATGATGGTTCTTCTAAAGTTAGAGTTAAACCGCGAGCTAAACCTAGTAAGGGTTTACTTCAAGGGATTGATGAAAAGAAGAGTAAAGTGAGGCGTTGTGTCCGCGTGATACGTATTTGGGATCAACAACAAGAGATTGTTGTTGGTGGTATGTATTGTATGATGTTTGAAGGCAAAGCAGCTTTGGTTCCTAATCACTTTTATTTATCGTTACAAGATAAACGGAAGAGTGGGATGGACGTTGTAGTGCAGATAGAGAAAATAAATACGCGTAATGAGAATGTTGGCTGGATTAAAGTTGAATTTACAGATAATAATAGTGCTCAAGTGCGTACGCATGGTAAGATCCAAGGTGGTGAACTGTTGGATTTGAGAGTAGTATATTTTCATAATGCGAATATTAATGGTAGTCCGAAAGTGCGTCAATTTATTCCCACCCTTAAAGAGTTTATGAGTGTTATAAACGGTAGGGAATTACCGGCTGATATAATGGATTCTGAACTAGTTGATGATATGCCTGTTATTTTGGGCGGTAAATTGATTGAGTTTACTGAGGACTTTTATACTAAGGGTAAAATTGTCTTTCCTATGTTATATGTCAAATCTAGTACTGATGAGAGAACTAAGGCAGGTGACTGTGGAAGGCCGTATTTCATTCGTGATTTGCGCGAGAATAAACCATTGGTGGCGATGCATAGTGCTATAATAGGAGGTCGTCAGTCTCCATTAGGAGCGACTCCTCTTATTTTGGAATTTATAGACGAAGCTTTACAATCTATTGAATGTGTTAAGGTGCGTCCACTAGTTGAGAATGGTTATTTGCAAGGTAGTACCTTAATTAATAAGTATTTTGATTCTGATATTCACGTTGAGAGTGAGGTTAAAATTAAGGATCATGCTGTTAAGAGCTTTACACCTAGCAATACTGATAAGAGAAGGTGGTTGAGTCATCCCGATTGGATAGATGGGTATATGCCTTCATGGAAGGGTATAAGGCCAGGGCGACATGCTTTGTATAGTAATGCACAGAAGCAGGCTCCTCAAGCGAGTAAGTTTGTTTCGCTTGTGGAGCAGCGCAAGTGTGTAAGGTGGTATGCAAGTAAGTTTAGTATTGATCGAGACGTAAGTCTCCTTACTGACCATGAAGTACTAAATGGTACTAATGTTATGCAACCATTAGTGCTTAATACCAGTTGTGGGTATATTAGTAAATGGTTTAAGGATGGTAAGAAAGAGATTGTTGCGTTACGAGATGATGTTCGTGAATTTACTGAAGTTGCTCGGACGCGTGTTATTCCTATTTATGATATGACTTTTCTCCAACGTTATGAATTTGTCGAAAGACAATGTGAATTGGGAGTTATTGAGCCCGATTTATTATGGGTTGCTACTCTCAAAGATGAATTGCGTAGTGTTGAAAAAGTTGTACAGGGTAAGACTCGTATTTTTGAGCAACCACCATTGGAATTTTCTCTTTTAGTACGTAAGTATTTTGGTCGGTTTTTGGATTGGATTAAAAGTAATCCAGGAACTTTTTCATGTTCAGCTATTGGTATTGATAAAGAAGCTGCCTGGAAAAATATTCTTAATCAATTGCGTGTTAAGGGTTCGAGAGGATTCGATATTGATTATTCCAATTATGATGGTTCGGTTTCAACTCAAGCTTTTGATTTCTTTAGAGAAGTCGTGGATGAGTATTACCGTGATCAGAATGTTGTGAGGCATGCACTTTTACATATATTACAGAATAGTTGTGTTGTTGTTGGTGATCATGTTATGTTTACTGAGCAAGGCAATAAGTCTGGGAACCCTATGACAGATGTGTTTAATTCAATCACCAATGTTTGGTTAATTTTAGTGTCTTATTTGAGTGGAAGACGTACTATGGGGCTTCCAGAAACGCTTCGTGATTTTGAGCGTGATGTTGCACTTATAACGTATGGAGATGATGTTATTTGTGTAGCAGACAATGTCACACTCCAATATTTTAATAGGTGCACTATAGCCGATGTTTGTGGTGATCTTGGATACAAGGTCACTTCGGCTAATAAGACAGCAAACATTGTACCGTGTGAGCGGATTGAAGAATTAACGTTTTTGAAGTCGTTATTTGTAGAAAAGGGTCAAAATATCTATTGTCCTATGCCAAAAGATGTTGCAATTCGAGAGTTGCAATGGATAGATAAACGTAATATGCAAGATGAGCGCATAAAACGAGATTTAGTAGATAATTCGTTAAGATTTATGGCTCATCATGGTAAAGAAGCCGTTGCCCAGCTGCAGGAGCAGTTAAGGGACAATGGAGTTGATAGTTCTTTTGATTATACAGATTTTGTGTATGATATTTCTAATAAACAACAAGCTAACGACACGGATATTTATAATTCTTGTGTCGTTAGTAAGCGAAAGGAAGGGATGGATGAATAGTTTGGATTTATATGATTGCAATTGAAAAGAAAGCATAATGTAGGTTTGTTTTTGTTCGGATCTGCCTGGGATAGTGCGCCTAATGGCAATCTTCAGCGCATCGAAC